CCCGGCACAGTCCTGACAATCCAAGGCACCTGCGGGTTTAAGACCATCCCCGAAAGCCTGCAAGCATTGCTCGCAAGCATGATACGCAACCTGGAAGACTCCAGTACCGGAGCCGACCGAATCACCAGCAAAAGCATAGAAGACGTGTCGGTATCCTACCAGCGTGACACGACAACACCAGTACTAGCGAAAAGCGTCGAATCGTTTGCGAGCGTAATCGACATGTGGACGCTCTGCGACAAGCCGCTTAGAGTAGGGCGACTCGCCATGCCACGCACCATGCCGTCTGCGCCATACTGGGTGGGGGATGGTGACGGCCTTGACGTGTGACCCCTTCGAGCTGTTCCCCGAGCAAATCGAAACAGTCGAACTATGGAAGTATGCAAGCTCGGCACGGAATAATGTCAAGCTTGCCGACATGCAGGCCATAGTCAAACGCTCCACCAACTCGGACGCTTTCGGTGATTACGGTGCGCGTATCGCAACCCGCCGATTCCACGTCAAAACCGAGACAATCCCCGCAGATTTGCGTGACCCCGACATGCTGCTAGACCTTGTAATAAAAGCCAAAAGCCGCACCTATAAAATCACGCAGGCAAGTCGCGGCGATGACATGACAGACGGAACCACGCCATTCATTACCATCCACGCGCAGCCATACGGGCGGAACGCGCTATGAGCATCCGAGTCACAATCAACCGGAACATCTACCGGCAAGGGCGGCAGGCCATGCAAACCGGACTAACCCGCATGTTGACCGATATTCACCGGGACGCGGTGACAAACGCGCCAATAGGCTCCCCGCCAGAAGACAAACACCCCGGCCTGCTCAAGGCTTCAGGCCGGTTCAAGCTCCAAGGCATGAAGGGTTACGTGGCATTCGGCGGCGGCAGAGTCCCATACGCAAGGCGACGTGAATACGAAAACCGCAGGCACCCGCAGACCAAGCATTACCTGCGCAACGCAGCCAACAAGGCGGCAGCACGCAAAGACACCTACTTTACAGGAATACTCAAATGATAGATTTAGCAATCGCACTAGCCCTACAAGATGCAGGCTATGGCACATACGGCGAAACCATTTTCGCCAACCGCTCCCCCATCCTCGACACCGGAGCAGTCAGCAGCAAGGACGGCATATGGGTCACAGCCACCACCATAAGCTACAACGCCGGACATTACACCGACCAAATCACGATAAGCACCCGCTACTATGATTCCATCCAACAAGGCGAAACACTACTACGCATCATATCGTGGATCAACAGCACCCTCGTAGACGCATGCAGCCTATCGTGCGAGCCTGAAAGCCCAATCGTATTCGACCACTTGGACATACACCCAGCCAGTTCAATCGACTTGGACGCAATCGATGACGAAGGCCGGTACGTTAAAAGCATCCATTTCAACGTCACCTACCCTCTTCCCGACCTATCCGGCTTGAGGGTGTAAGCTGGAAACATAGAATATTGATAATCATTCTCAATAAGGAAGGTATCAAGAATGGCAACCACAGATTACTCGCTGATTGGCAAGAAAACCGTATATATCGGCCAAGAGGAATTCTCACCCGAGTTGGTCGGCTCCGATGGCATTACCATCACCCTCACCCCGAACACGGTTGATGTGGAATCACAGGCCGGAACAATCAGTATCCCGTCCGGCACCTACAGTGAGATTAGCGCCACCATCCCGCTTATCATCCCCAACATGTCGGTCATGGCAAAGATTTTCCCCTCCCTCGCCCAGAAGGGCGCAGCCGGTAGCAAGGTCACTTTCGGCGCAGGCGACTGTCAGGCAATCACGTCCGAGCCTATCGTAATCCACAATACTTGCGACAAGGACAGTACCAACGACGTGTACATTCCCGCTGCTCTGATTCAGAACGGCGGTGAATTCACCGTAGGTTCTACCGGCGACCCTATGCAGGTCGAGTTGGATATTACCATGCTTCCTGATGAAAAGGGTTACGTTAACTTCGGCTGCTCCGACACCACGAAGAAAACCATCTATGACCCGGCAACCATGAGCTATAAGGGCGTGAACGGCTCTCAGGCCGCAGGCTCTAAGGCTATCGAAAAGTAAGGACAAGCAGCATGGCAGAAGAAAACCCGATTGTCATTGACACGCGCGAACAGACCGAAGCGCACACGTTGAAGCTGATTACCAGCGAACACCCCGAAGGCATGGTGTTTACCGTGAATCCCATGGGCGCGGGTACCTATCTGAAGTTCATGGATAAGGTGAAGGCGCTTCAGGCTTTGCAGCAGCAGGATATCAGCGGCAAGCAGCTACTGCACATCCAATCCGACTTGTGCAAGCTGCTGGTACCGCTTGTATCCCCGGAAGAGGAATTCGCAGCGTGGATTACCGAAGCCGAGCAGAAGTACCCTCTCGCCTTCCAAACCGTCATGAAGCAGATTATGCGCTTCGTTTTCGGCAAAGCCTACTTCTAAAGCGGGTTTAGTCGATGGCGGTACACAAGGTCATTGACGATTTTACGCCGGAGCAACTGGCAAAACTCAAGGCAATCAAAGCCGGGGGTAATGCTAGGGCTTCGGCGTTTTATCGTGATAACGAGATGCTAGTAGCCGAGTTCGGACGATACTACGGTTGGCAGGCCGTTCGTGACGTTATGACGGACAGAGTGGCATACGAGACGTTCATAGCCTTGCTCAACGCAGGGCGCGCCCTACGGCTCCGTGAACGTATCGAGTCCACGCAGGACACGGCGGCAGCGATCGGAGCAGTCTTAAGCAAGAAACCGGAACAGGCATTACGCAAATACTTGAAGAAACTGGAGAAGGGAATCTAAATGGCTCAGGCAGGCGAAATTAGATTCGATGCGGTCATAGACACGTCGGACTATGACAATGGTGCCAAGCGCATCCAGACGGCTACATCTAAAATCGAGGATAGTGCAGGGCAGGCCGACAAGGCAATAGGCGATATCGGCAAGGACGCGGGTGGCGACGCGCCTAAAATCAAGGACGCTTTTAGTAAGACGTTCGATGGTATCGGTGAGCTGGCAGACGGCTTAGGTGTAAGCCTACCGGGCAAGCTTGTCAAAGTCGCGTCCATCGGCGGTGCTCTGGCTGCTGTAGGCGGCGTGTTCAAAACCGGTTTCGACACTGCCATGTCACAGATTGACGTTCAGGGTACTTTGGACGCTCAGCTAGGACGCGGCACAGAAGGGGCGAAGAACGCCGGTATGGTCGCAGGCCGCTTGTACCGTGAGGGCTGGGGTGAGAGCCTAGCCGACGTGGCCGACGTGGCAAGCAATGTCGCGCAGGTGATTCGCGGCATCGGTGAGAACGATTTGCAGACAGTGACTCGCGCTACCGAGGTGTGGGCTGGAACGTTCGACGCGGATGCAGGCGAGTCGATTCGTGGCGTGAATGTCCTGATGCAGAAGTTTGGTCTGAGTGCGACGGACGCAACCGACCTCATGACCAAGGGCATGCAAAACGGCTTGAACTACACCGACGAATTGGGCGACAATCTGGCCGAATACTCGGGGCGTTGGGCTGAAGCAGGCACCAGCGCACAGGAATACTTCAGCCTGTTGCAGGCCGGTGTGGACTCGGGTGCCTACAGCTTGGATAAGGTGGGCGACTTCCTCAACGAGTTCATGACCTCGCTTACAGACGGGCGCATGGAAAAAGGCATGAGCGACTTCAGCCAAGGCACCCGAGACGTGTTCACCGAATTTCAGAACGGACGCGCCAAAGCCGAAGACGTATTAAATGCCGTAATCGGTGAACTTGGTCACATGACCGACAAGACCAAAGAAGCGAGCATTGCAAGCACCCTGTGGTCTAGTCTTGGCGAAGACAATGCAATGGGCATGATTGAAGCACTTGCCAACGTTCCGCACAAGTATCAGGATATCAAGGGCGCTACCGACGCTGCGGCGGACAGCACTATGAGCATCGGCCAACAGTGGGAAGCGTTCAAGCGGACTCTTTCCGGCATGTTGGGCGACACGTTCACTCCGTTTGTCAAGGAGTTCATTAGCGGGTTAATGAGCATGTCGCAGCAGTTCGTGGCGTTTGTGAACTCGGTTGATTGGAGTTTCCTCGGCAACAGTCTCAATGCTCTTGGCGTGGTATTTGGTACCGCTTTCGCTGCTGCCGTGCCGACGCTGCGAACCGTGATCGATGCCCTGTCGGCCATGTCGCAGTGGTTTGTAGACAATAGCACTGCTGTGACTACCGCGCTTGTAGCTATCGGTGTGGGCTTCGGCGTGTTCAAGGCGGCTTCGATTATTACGACTGTGGTCACTGCGCTTCAGGGCTTCAGTCTCGCGGCTAATATGGCGTCTATTGCGCAGTGGGCTTTTAATGCTGCGATGAGTGCTAACCCTATTGTGTTGGTGATTTCGCTTGTCGCTGCTCTTGTGGCCGGGCTGGTGTATTTCTTCACGCAGACCGAGCTTGGCAAGCAGCTGTGGAGTGATTTCACGGCCACGCTTGCGAGCCTGTGGAGTGCGCTTAGCAGCAGACTGATGAGCCTGTGGAGTAGTATCACTTCCGCGCTTGCAGCTGCTGGCGGTCAGATTAAGGCTATTTGGAGTAGTGTCACGGCGTTTGTCGCCACCGTGCCGGGAAGGATGAGCGGGTTCTTCGCCGGTATCGGTGAGCGTATTGGCGGTTTCTTCAGTGGCGTTGGCAGTGCCATCGGCTCCCGTTTCGACAGTGCAGTAGCCTACGTGCGTGGTATTCCGGGTAAAATTCGGGCTGCGTTCGGCAATGTTGGGAGCCTGCTGACTGGTGTCGGCAGTGACCTTGTGGCCGGGTTGATTAACGGCATCAGCAGTCAAATCGGCGGCGTTGTCGAGAAATGCCGTTCGCTTGCCAGTTCTGCGGTTGATACCGTCAAAAGCTTTTTGAAAATCGGCTCGCCGTCGCGCGTGTTCCGCGATGAGGTCGGCCAGTGGATACCTGCCGGTATCGCAGTTGGTGTAGACAAGGGACTGCCTGAATTACAGGATACGTTGGCGGCTGGCCTTGATGCCATCATTCGTCCTATCCCGCAGGCTTTGAGCGATGATATGCCGCTGCCGTTATCAAAAATCGACGGTAAGATTGATAGTAGTGTTATGCCGCTCGAAGCTAATACCACGACCACGACCACGGTCAATGCTCCTATCACTGTGCAGACCAATGACCCGGAAGCGGCTGGCCGTGCCGCTGCACGTCAAATCAGCTTCTATCTCCTGTGAGGTGATTCATGTTAGCTTTCCCTACTGATAGACTGGATGTCCAGCTAAATCTTAACGGCTTCCGTCTTAATGGCGTGGACTCGCGCGGCGTGTTCTGGCATACGACGTTCGGCAAGGTGTCTGGCTTGTTCGATGGCGTGGGCACGTCGCTCAAGACCACGCAAAAGACGTGGAACGATGGCGCGTATTCAAATATCCCAGTTCGTGCCGGGCGCACGATTACTGTTGACGGGTGGCTCATGGGGCAGTGTACGCCTACGCTTGTCGCAGCGTGGACTGATTTTAAAACCGCGCTGCAAGTCGGGGAGCAGCAGTTGCGCGTGACGCTTGGGGATACGCGGCTGTTTTGCACTGTGATGCAGGCATCCGCTCCATTGATTAAGTGGGAGGGGCGTAACGTTCTCTCGTTCTCCATCGAATTGTTCGCGTGCGACCCGCGCCTGTACTCCGACGTGCTCTTGTCGGCTTCGACTGGCTTGCCGTCTTCGGTAGGCGGCATGATGTTCCCCTATGCATTTGGCGGGGATGGTAGTCAGTGGGCTTTCACCGAGCTTGTCACTAGCGGCACTGTCACACTCAATAATGACGGCAACACCGATTCGCCTGTGACTATCAAGATAACCGGCCCCGTGGTCAATCCTATGGTCGAGCATTCCAGCGGTAAACGCTTGCAATTGTTGCAGACGCTCGGCGCGGGGCATTACGTTGTCTTCGATGGCGCGTCGAAGCAGGTGCTTTTGGATGGGAGCGACCCGGCGCGTAACGTTCTGTATCGTGAATGGGCTGACGCTTCAGTGGGGCAAAACACGTGGCGTTTCAGCAGCAGTGAGTACAATCCGCAAGCAAGAATGACGGTTAGCTTCCGGGAGGCGTACATCTAATGTCGGATGGTGTTAATTTTCTTGCGGTTTCCTTGGCTGATGGTCACGTCTTGTGTGAGCTGCCCGACTTGCAGGTGTCCGAAATGATTATCCGCTTGGAGGAAGCGAGCAGCACCAGTGCCACACTGTCCTTGCGTAACGCCCCGGTGAACTGGGAGCCTGCGACCCGCGCATATTGCTGCGCGGTATTGGCCGTCACTGATTCTATGCTCCCATTGTGGGGCGGTATCGTGGTGAAGCGCAGCCGTGAGCTTGGCGCGGGCGTGGTTACTTTGACGTTGGAGACTGTAGAGACGTACTTGTCGCGCCTGTACATGCCTGCCGTATCCTTCTCGAAGCAACAGCAGAGCGAGATTTTCCGGCAGCTCGTTGACTTGTGCATGAGCGGCCACGATTTTAACTATGCTCTTGACATTGAGGATAGTGCCGTGATCCGTGACAGGCAGTACACGGCGGATAACAAGACGCTTTTGTCTGCCTTGCAGGATTTGGGCAGTGTTATTAACGGCATCGAATGGGAATCGTATTGGAGGGCGGACGGCGACGGTTCCTTCACGCCCGTGTTCCATTGCGCGGACAGGCTCGGCGGCACTATGCCGATGCACGTGGCATTGAGTCAGTTGGCTGCGGCGACTTACCTTGAGGACTATTCGTCTTCGTATGGTGCTAATCGTGTGCAGGCCGTGAGCGGTTCCGGTGATACGGCTTTGCGTTCCTCGTGGCATCAGGTTGAGCAGCCTAGCAGGCCGGTGGTGGATTACATCTATTCCGCTAATGATTCCGTGGTGGTGCAGGATACATTGGAGGGTTACGCTGCGCAGAATCTTAAGGCGTTGCAGGACGGCACAAACACGCTCACGGTGGGGCTGCCTTTGCTGGACAGTCTCAGCTTCTGGACGCTAATACGAATGGGCGACTCACTGGTGATTGACTTTGATGATGACAATGTGTGTTTCCCCGACGTGCGCGAATATGCGGCGCGTATCATTGGAGCTAAATATTCGTTCGGTCAGGGTGGGTGGCTTATCGAGCCGACCTTGCAAAAAATGGAGGAATGATAGTGGGAGGTAAATTCAAGTATTCACTTACCGGCGCTGATGCGATTGCACGCAAATTCGCCATGCAAGATGCTAAGATTTTTCACGCGGCGCTCGGCTCTTCGGCTGTGACAGCTGCCGCCGATGATGTTAGCGCATTGTCGAATGATAGTACAATCGCTGGACGTTTGGAGCTGCTAGAATCAAGGGTGGAAGATTTGGAAACCCGTTTGAAAAAACTGGAGATGAAATAATTGGCTATTGTCGCGCACCCATTGACAGCAGTAGACGGCGCACCGGTATACACTGCGCAGGATTATCGTTTTGCCGTCAATCCTTTTATCGCACCAGCTCCGATAGATTCCAAGCCGTTCGCCTGCTATCAGGGTGTGCGCCTCGGGGCTGTTTACCCGCTGGTTAAGATTGATGGCATCACAGTGCTTGTCAAATCTCATGCCGGTATCCTGTGCCCTTGGCAGTCGAAGGGCGCATACTCGTATGCCTTCACGACTGACATGTCTGTTAATGTGCCGGACACCACAGGGTCTTACAAGGTCGCCGTGATTCTCACCGACCCTAGCCTAGGACATGGCGACACGCCCAAGGCCGCGCTTAACGTCTATCCGAGCGCTACGCCTGATGCGTCAATTCCGGGTCTTGTCCTTGCCGTGGTCGATGCAGGTGTGGCAAGCGATGTGGCGTTGCGTCTTAACGGGGATGGCAGCATTACAGTGCCATCCGTGGAAGCTTTAAGCTCTTTTAGCGGCTGCGATGGACAAAGAGCGCATGCCGATGGCAGGGATTACGTGCGCACTAACGGGAAATGGGTTTTCGACGGAGCCTTCACCGAATCGGACTTTACCAATCCTAACCACGTCGGCTGGAACATCATTCAAATTCGTGGCAGTGTGCATGCTGGTATCGCATCAGGCATGTTCTGGGCTAACCGCAAGACCGAGTGGAACGCGAAAGCGTGGGACAATAGCCCAATTGTCTCCATACCTGACTATCTTAAGGCCGTCAACATTGATGCGCATTTTACGACATCATCCAGCAACGTCCTGCTTCAGGTGATTTCAAGCGGCATTGCGATACGCCCTACTGCGGCCAAGGTGTTTCATACCGGCGAATGGTATTCGGCGAGCTTCACTTATCAGCTTTTGCCGTGAGGTGGTGTGTCTGTGTCGGGTTTAATCGCAGCGGTAATTGGGTCTAACGCTTTTTTGACTGTCGTGACGTGGCTGTTGCAGCGTGTTGATTCGCGCCGTGACCCTCTGCGCGATGGTGTCCGTGAGCTGCTTTTCTGCAAGCTTGAGGCACTGCACTTGCGCATGGTGGATAATGACGGCGTTATGAGCGTGCCTGACAAGGAGACTGCCGAGCGTATTTATGATTCTTATCATGCTTTGGGTGGGAATGGTGTTGGCACGCGCATGATTGCCGAGATTCGTCAGGCTCATATCAAATAATCATCCAAGGAGGTAAAAATAATGGTTAATACAGCGGTTCAGGCGCTTGCCAAGGCACGCCAGATTTACAGTGGGTATGGTGGCTATTGTCTCAAGTTCGTACAGGACTGCTATGGTGCCGCAGCGAAATATCCCAGTGCTATCGCGGCGTGGAATGCTTCGCAGCATAAGCACGTAACCAGCACAACGGCTGGCATTCCACTCGGCGCACCTATCTATATGACCAATGGCGGGAAGTATGGTCATGTTGCCATTTACGCCGGTAATGACCAGATGATTACGACCAACAGCATCACTAACAAGGTCGGCAGTGCATCCGTGCGGGGCTGGGTCAATTCCGGCTACAGGCTGCTCGGCTGGACTTCGGACATCGAAGGCCAGATGATTCCGGGACTGGCAGAGGCCACCTCTTCCGTGCTGCTTGCTGTTGACGGCAGCGCCGGAGCGGCTACAGTCCGCCGTTGGCAGCAGGTCATGAGGAGCACTACCGTCGATGGTGTAATCAGCGGACAGCAGCGGGTAGTAGGCAAGGGTTGGGGTCGCCCTGCTATTGAGCATTCATTGCGGTATGGTCGTGGCGGTTCCGAGCTGATTCGTCGCGTGCAGAGCGCTTGTGGCGTGATGGCGGATGGATTGCTTGGCCCTGACACTGTTCGCGCCATTCAACGGCATCTTGGTGTGTCTGCGGATGGCTGGTTTGGGGCTGGGACTGTTCGCGCGTTGCAGCAGCGTCTTAACACTGGCCGATTCTAAGAGAGGTGGTGGAGATTATGAAGCATGGCGCGGAGGATACACAGGATACTGGCTATACGCCTGTCTTCAATAGCACTGTTCGCACTGTGGTTTATGTTGCCGGGCTTGTCGCGTCAGCGGTTGGCCTTGGCTTTATGACTTTCGGCGACGCTGCGGTTGGCGGTTATATCAGCACTGTTGCAGGCTTGATTACTGCCGGTTTCGGTGTGGCCTATAATCCGCTGCGTGTTAACGGTTGAGCCTGTTATAGGGCTGATTACATGCGTTTAAGGGGGTGGCTGTGTTGGCTACCCCCTTTTTCTGTCTCTATGCTGTTCGGCGTGTTTGCTCATGTTGCCATTTGACAAGAGCGGTGCCGTTCGACACCGTTTGTGTCCTCTTCGATCAGGCATAGCCATGTCGTGCCGTCCGTTTTCACTGTTTGGAGTCGTGGCGTGCAGCATTGTGCGGGTTGCTGTGGTGGTGGGGCGATTGCGCATATTGCGCATATGCTGAGGATTGCCGCGAATATGGAGATGTTTACACTTATGATTAGCGGTAGATTTTTCATCCTTTATCCTCGCTTTGGTTGGGTACTTCGGACGGCATGGAGCCGGAATAGCCGAGCAGATGACGGCAATAATTGATTACATGCGCATAGGCCGTCGCCATTCCGTCGTAAAAGTTGTATTTCAGCCTTCTTCGTCTGGTACCGGAAGCGTTATTAGCTGCTTCCCACTCTTTTTCCAGATAGTCGATGACTTGTTGTAATGCTTTGTCTTTTTCGGTTACGTTCGTAGCCATTGTTTTCCTCCTAGTATCGGCGGGCTTCAAGTCTGGTGATAAAAAAGTGTATTCCGGTAGTGCATTCATTCCACCTGTCATGGTCGAAGTCTTCCACTTCCACTGTCTCACCGACCTTGTACGTGAATGACATGGAATGTGTGCTGTATGCCTTGGCTCCCGGTTCGAGACTGTTGCCGTTAATGTCTTGCAGGTCGAGTACTTTTGCTTTACTGGCGCGGCATTTACGGCCACTGCCATTGGAGCGTTGCGCGTCGGATGGGATAAGCAGTTTTACAATGACTGAATAGCCGTCTATGTCACGTGCTTTTTTCCATCCTATGATGTCGCCTTCGTCTGGTAGTATGCATGTCCGCGCGGTTATGATGTCTTCATTGTCGGCATTGGTCAGCTTAGCTAGTGTCAGGTTGGCACCGGCCAAGTCTACGCCTGTCAGGTCGGCACCTGTCAGGTCGGCGGCGAGCAGGTTTGCCCCGAGTAGGCTGGCTCTGCGCATGCAAGCGTCGGTCAGGTCTGCACCGCGCAATCTTGCTCCGCGTAAGCCTGCACAATGCAAATTTGCGTCGCGTAGGTCGGCGAAGCATATGTCAGCGCCGTCTAGGACTGCGGCGCGTAGATTACTATTGCTCATAATGGCGTGCCATAGGATAGCGCCCCTCATGTCGGCTTCCGGTAAATCGGCATTGCGCAGGTTAATGCCGTACATGTTGACACCGCGCATGTTTGCCCCACGCATGTAGGCGTGTGCTAGGCAGGCGTAGCGCAGTGTAGTGCCGACTAGGCAGGCATTGCGTAGGTCTGCGCCGGTCAGGTCTGCGCGTTCCATGTCTGCGTCGCTTAGGTCTGCTCCGTATAGGTCTGCATGGCGTAGGCATCTGCGCCCGTATTTTTCGAGTATTTCTTCGATTGTGTCGCCTTCGAGTGTGGCGGTTGGTGTTTTGATTTTCATTATGGTTCCTTTCCTTTGGTTGTGCTCTCAATCATCCATAACCGTCAGCCCCTGCATGAGACTGTGGGACTGTCCGAGTTCCAATTGCATCGCCGGAATGATCAGCCGCGTGCAGAGTTTCGTCTCGTTTTGCACGCGCGGGTATCTTCTGCTGCTTGCCCAGTCTATTAGCTGCGGTTGCGTGCATCCGACTTTGTGCGCTGCTTCGCGCGTGGTCAGGCCAAGCAGCATGATGGCCGTTTTGATTCGTGCGCCTAGCATGATCTCGTCGCATGCGCCGCCGAGTGTTACCGGCTTCCATGTGCCTGCAAGCGTCTTTACTGCCAGTTGGCCGTACCGGTTTTGCCATATTTCGTGGTCTGCTTCGGCGTAGCTTACGAGTGTCCAGTCTGGTTTGTGTTGGTTTCCCATGTTTTATCCTTCCTGTGGTGTCGGTATTTGTGTTGTGTGGTGTGGGGCGTGTCTCTCGGCACGCCCCTTAGTGGCAGATTCTTGTACTATGCTTCAATCAGTGTGTAACGTTCTCCGTAGGTTTTGAGGAATCTACCGAGCTTAAGGCCATAGTGTGCGAGCTTTTTCGTTAGCTGCGGATTCCCACACTTCCCCGTGTGCCCTACGTGGCAATCCTTCGACTTGCTCGATATCATGGTCCGTGACATCACTTTCTAAATCGATGTGCCATTCACGGTCAGAGCCGAACCAGAGTCGATTACCGGTGATACCATCCTTAATAACGATGGCGGTACGTGTGATGTCGCCGTAGATGGCAACTGGCTTGATTCGGACGGCCTTATTGTGGGTGTCAATTGCTGTGAACATTGTTTGTCCTTTCCTTGGTTTGGTTGATAACTACGATATTACTATAACTGTGCCAACGACACGCCGAGGAAACAAAAAAGAGGGGCGATTTCTCGCCCCTCTCTCAACGCTTACAACGTGCCTAACGTCGTGCTGCAACCGGCCTTATGCCGGTACATGGCGCACACGCTGACCGACACCAGCAGGCCACGCAAACCAGTCTTACGCGCCAACAGCAGCCACGCGATACCGCCGAAGATTGGCGACGCGCACCACCCGCAGTCTGTGAGCTGCCGCAGGCTCTTCGCGGCCTTTGCCTGTTTCGTGTTTCCACGTTCTTCCGCGGCCTGTGTAGCTTGCGCCACTGCTTCGCGCCACACATCGCGCATGTCTGCAAGCTTGTAGCCGAATCCGGGCGTGAGCTGCGCACAGGTCAGGAAATACCCGGCTGCTAGTCCCGCTGCAACTGCATTCTTCATGATTCATCCCTCCATAGCGTCGAAGAGTTCGGCCATATTGTGGCACGCCTTGCCATCGTAGATAAGTGCTGGGAAGCTGCTTGTGATCTCAAGCACATCATCCCACCTAGTGTTACCGGGCTGCACGACTATCAGCCTTGTGCCACTGTCTGCGAGTGCGTGGCGTGCCCTGTGCAGCATGTCACTTGCCAGTGTGTCGCATTGCACGCAGCCGTCGAATGCGAGGTATACGACACCTTTTGCCAATCCTTGCATGTTCACCACTCTTCAGTCTCGCCCGCGAAAGAGTTCACGAAAAACTCGTTAGAGAGCATGTCTGTGTAGGCCAGTGTGTTTCGTTCGCTTTCCAGCTGCTTTTCCACTTTGTCCTGCACGTCTTCGCGGCGTACAGGCATGACCACGTGAGATAGATTGCCGTACACGCGATCGTCCAGCATCGTGAAATAGACAGTCTCAAGACTGTCATTCACAGCGAAATACTGGAGCACCTGAGCCTTGTACGTATCAGGCACGAAGTCGAAGGCCGTCAAATCAGCACGCAGCACATCCGGGAAGAGAGCAAGCAGCATGTCATGGACGGCATCTGTGTAGCCGACTGTACTGTCTCCCGAATGCAGGTCATGCCATAGACCATACGGCACTACGGCCATGAGATGATTCCTAGTGCCGAGCGACTTCGCTTCAAAAGCAAAAGTCGGTTGCTCGGCCTTCTCGTGCGCGTCGGGGCTGATGGCGATTCGCTCATCATCATCACGAACCCACATGCCCGTATCGAATTCCACTGTGGCCGTGTCGATGCCGAGTTTTTCGCACGCCTGTCTGATGTTTTCGTTTTCCAACCGGTGCCCGCGTGCCATGGGCGGCTCGCCGTCTGCGGGGTCTGCCCACATCTCGGCAAGGAAGCTCCAGAATTCGGCGGGGACTTTCAAGCGCTGGTTGTCTACTCGCGCCTGTTCGGCCTTATGCAGGTATTCGATGCGTTTCGCGTCGGTCTTGGCCTTCTCCGCCATGGCTTCGATCTTCGCCACGTCCTTTTGCGCGTAGTGTTCCATGCTTAACGCTCCGGCCTTCGTGCCTGTGATTTTGCCGATGCGCTGTCGCAGCCATGCGTCGGTGTCCTGTGATTGTGAAATGTCGATGATGTGCATGATGGTTTCCTTTCATTGGATGGGTGATGGGGCACCCGTGGTGGGTGCCCCGTGGTTTGTTGGGTTAGAAGTTCTTGAGGTCGTAGTAGAGGGCTGCAACGTCGCCGTCGCTCATGTCGCGGGCACCACCTTCTTCCATCACTTCTTCTACGTCGTTCTCATCGTAGAAGTATTCAGACCACAGCAGGCAGGATGGTTCGTCTTCGTCGTAGGCGGCATAGAAGATTCGCCCGTCTTCGAATTCGATTCGTAGCGTGTCGCCTGCATAGATTCCATCTTCGACGCTCGTGCTGCGGATGTCGTCGGTGGTGTTGTGGAGGGTGCTGCCGATGGTCTGGAGGGTGGGGGTGGTCATTTCTGTTTCCTTTCCTTGTTGGTTGATAACTCTGATATTACTCGCCATCTCCATGCGACACGCCGTGAACCGGAAAATCCACTGGTTTTTTTTCGTCGGCAGGCTGGGACTGCATCACACGACTATTCCTGCCACGCTCCGGCCTGTCATGCTTGGCATAGCCGCCCTGTTCGATGGCAAGCACTGCGATACTCGCAATGGTCGCAAAGCAGCAGCACACGGCAAGTACAAGGCACTCGGCAGACCAATCAAAGGCACCCGAAACCGCCAGACCAAGAGTAAAGCTGGCACCGACAAGACCGAAGATAAACGCGCTGAAATCAAGCACGAACTGCTTCACTACCGCTCACCCGCCTTAACGATCTGCGCACGAATAGCCATGATATCCGCCTTGGTCAAATCTTGCGGACGGGTCACAGGATGCCCGAAATTAGTGGACTGGACTAACTGGCGTATATCCACCCCCGCGGCTTGCGCGTCACTGCTTACGACCTGCCAGTCTTTTGCGCTGGCTTTCGCCTGTCCCGAGTGCGATTGCGTCGCACCGTAGCCGTCATCATCCTTTTCCGGGAAGATACCGAGCGCAGCGTACAAGCTATAGCGTCGCGCATATGTCACGGCGCTTCCGACTGCCTGCGGGTCGCCAAGCACGAAGAACGGATAGGAGCCGACTGTGAGCGTATCCGCTTCATCGAAGATAACCGTGCGCACGATACCAAGCGGCTTATCCTCACCCGACACGTATTCGACGGCTTGATAGAAGCCCATGCAATGCTTGGCGAAGACGGGTTTCACGCCCTTCAGCAGGGTATCAAGGCCGAGGTACTTGTATTGGCGTTTGCCTGCGTCTGCTCGCAAATCGGTGACGAATGTCGGGATATCCTGTAGGAGCTTGGCGTACTTGGTGTTGAGGTTGCTGGTCATTGTTTCATCCTTTCTTGTTTGGTTGATAACTACGATATTACTCTTGGTTGTCGGTACCGTCAAAACGACACGCCGAATAATCCATAAAACGCGCCGAGACAATCTCCTTGTCACGCCACAAGCCAAGCGCGCACTTGATTACATGACCCGTGATATCAACCGGCACAGTCGCATACACATCGACGCCACGGCACCCCAACCGCCGCAGAAAATCACAGCATGCACAGTCACTCGTCCACCTGTACTCGCGGCCATCATCCAAAGTCACAACCCAATCCCCGCCGTCTCGCACGATAACGCACGTTTGCGAGTCCTTGAGCGCATGGACGGCGAGAGCACTGGCGATCCGTCGCGCTCGCGGACTGCCGTTGGTCGGCAGGTCTGGCATTGGAAGGCGCACGTCATCCACGGTCAGGTCGCACGGCTCCCCGGCATCGAAGAAAGTCGCCACCATGTCGTGCCAACCGCCGTCCGGTGCAACCGCGTCTATGCGCACGTCGTACATGATGATGCCGAAGTTGCCGCGATACCTGCGTACCTCGCACGCTTCGACATACCATCCATACTGGCCGAGATAGTCGGCTATCCTGTCCCCGAGATTCTTTACTACCTTGTTCACAATGCTTCTCCGATTTCCTTGGTGGTGATGGTTCCCGTCCAGATTTCCGGTGCCTTGTCCATGATTTCTTTGGAGTCATCAATAAGACAGTCGATAACATAGTTTTCGGCCAAGAGTCGCAGCCCATAATCTTGCTGCACGTGCTTTTCAAGCACGATGTGCCCGGCCTTCTCGTACCATTCCGCAAGCTCCCAGAGCATTCGGGAGATTTGCATTTCGTCTGTCCATGCTTCCTTGCGCCATTGCTTGCCGTCTAGGTAGAGCGTTGCGTCTCGTAGCCATCTGTGGTCGTCGCGGCTGGTGATGATGCAAACCCTGTGCTGTTTCATTATTGTTCTCTTTCCTTGTTTGGTTTAATGTTTTTTCGGTGTGTGTGTGGGGCGTGCCAAGAGACACGCCCCTAGTCTGTGTCAGGCTTCTACCAGCTCGTACCTGTCCCCGGCCTTCTCATCGAATGCGCCGAGCTTAAGCCCGTAGTCGGCAAGCAGCTTGTTTGCGGCTGCTTCCCATTCCTCTTCGTCAGCGCCGTACACGCCTTCGACTCGCTCGACTGCACTTGCCATGTCGCCGTCATACGCCGAATCGGTATACCATTCACGGGTAATGTCGCTGTATGCAAGGGGCTTACCGGTGTTGCCGTCGAAGATTAGCAGTGTGTCGTATGCGCTGCTACCGTAGACGGCGACTGGCTGAACGTCGATAACTTCGTTGGTGTTTAGATCGATTGCGGTGGTCATTTTGGTTTCCTTCCTGTTGTTTGGTTGATAACTCTGATATTACTCTTTGTTAGGACGTGACACGCCGAGGATATGAAAAAAGGCGGCACGCCTAGAACATGCCGCCCTGTGTACCATTCGCCGGTACTGCCCCGGCACGGCTGGTATGCGCCGCTGGCAGTGGTTTGTGCGCATCCTTGGAGAGGCGTCCTGCCGTACAGCCACTATTATACGCGCCGACTCATACCACAGTCACAGGCCAAGCAGAGACTTCGCGCTCATAATATTGCGCTCCATCTTGCGGGTGCGCCTATCAGCTCCAGTCACCTCGATAGGCACACACATCTCCTTAAGCCGAGAGCAGACGCGCAGCCGTCGAATATCCGCGGGGTCGGCAAGCTCGCCAATGGTGAGGTTGGTGGTGACGACTACCGGCAGGCCACTACGATACCGTGCGTCGATGATGGTCATGACCTGTTCCCATACATACTCAGTGTTCCGTTCAGCGGCCATGTCATCGATTACGAGCAGGTCGAAACGGCTCAGATTGTCGATGTACTTTTGCCGCCCGTCGAAGCTCTCTTGCATTTTGTTGATTATGCGGGTGAAATTGGTCATCATGCACGGTGTGCCATTGTCGATAAGGGCGTTGGCTATGCATGCTGCTGCGAAGCTCTTACCGCAGCCGACGTTACCGTAGAGCAGTATGCCGGTGCCGTTTGATCGCATGGCATCGAAATTAGCGACGTACTTGCGTGCGATGCCCATAAGGTTGGTGTTGCCGCCATCATCATTAGCAAAAGTCCATTTGCGCATCTCGGCGTCGGGGAAGCCGGTACGTCGCATACCGTCCAAGTATTGCATTCGGTCGCGCTTGCGTTTTTCCTCGGCTTCGATGCGATTATGCTCTACGACGCATTGGCACGCGCAGGACAATACTTTGACCTTGCCTAGAAACGGCTGGCGTACCTGCTTTGGCGTGTGGCATTTGCCGCACATAAGCAGCCCGTCCGCATCCCGGTAGTCGCCTTCCTGTTCGGCGTATTGTTGTGCGGCACGTGCCGCGATACCGTTAAAAACGTTGCTGGCTTCCATTGTCTATGCTCCTTTTTTCACGCTTTGAATTGGCTCATGAGTTCCATCGCCCTGTCTCGCTCGGCCTGTGTTTCGCGTCGTTCGGCTGGGAGGGTAACGGCCTGCGCCTGCTGCTTATAGCCTTGGCTTTGGTAGGTTTTGATGGGATAAAACGCGTTCCAGCCACGACGGATTACCTCGGCAAGATAATCATCTACACTCATGTTGCTTTGGGCTGCATAGGCATCTAGCTTGTCGATATTGCGCTTGATCGCGTTGTCTGTCATTGCCGCTCGTTTCGACTTACGGTTTTGCAACCACTCGCCTAAAAGCTCTTTAGTGGTGGCATTGGAGGTGTAGGCATCAATAATCGCGTCGAAGCTATGACGCTTTCTTTCTTTCTTATCTTCTATAGTATCTACATCTATATTATCTTCTATATTATGTAGGGAAGTTTTTTCCCTACCCCCATGTAAATTTTTCCCTACCGGTGTGATTGAGTAATCGCACAGGTGGACACCATTCACTGTCTTATCATGCTTGGAGATAAGTCCCTTGGCTACAAGCGACGCAAGCGCATTACCGACTGTCTTCACCGAGCAGCCGCACCAGTCAGCAAGATAACGTCGAGAGCCGGTGTACATCGATTCTCCATCCTGCGAAAAGCCGTATATTACCGCATACGCGATAAGCTCGTTGCCTTTGAGGTTGAGCCGGTTCACCATCCACCCTTGTATACTGATGAAGTTTTCATCTTTGATTTCACTCATTGCTAATCATCCTTACTAAAAAATAATCCCGCCACCTTCCGATTCTCGACCAATCAGAGGGTAGCGGGTTTGCCGCGTTAGGTTATGACCCATCACGTTCGATGGGTCGAGCATCTAACGCGACGTTGCTTACTATTATACACGATGTTTTAGTCTCCATTGTCGGCGTGTCCATTATGCAGACACGTGCCGTATTGGCTTCAATCAGCCGCGACACGCCGAAGTCTATGCCACGTAGTAACGTTGGAAACGTCCAAAAAAACAACCACCGAAAGGAACACACCATGAACGACCCGCGAATCATCATCGAAAAAGGCCGACTCACCGGAGAACCTGAAATCAAGCAGACCAAGACAGGCAAGACAATGCTTGTCTTCACAGTCGCCGGTAACGGATCGCATAAGGACAAGGACACAGGGGAATACGTGGATGATTGCCAGATTTTCGTGCGCTGCACCATCTGGGATACCGCTTTGTTCCCGTCCATGCAGCAGCTGCTGCACAAGGGTACGCTTGTGCGTCTCGATACTGCCTTCGACTATCAGGTGCGCGACGGACGCGACGGCGTGCCACACGTGTACTTTGATGCGAAATTCCCCGAAATCTCGGTGCTCCCGTCGAAGTCAAAGCAGCCACCGCAGCAGCCCTACCAGTCTGCCGCTGCACCACAGGCTGCGGCAGGCGGCGACCCGTGGGGCACGGAATTCTAACTGGGCGGGAGCTGAGACTATGGAACAGGAACTGAGAATAGAAGCCATTGGAATGCGCCCCGCCCCCAAAGGCTCATACCGCTTCATTCGCGGCCACGCAATCCCCATGAGCAAGCGTGAGAAGCCATGGCGAACGATGGTCAAGACTGCGGCACGTGCCGCGATGATCGATAAGGACTGGTGTCACGTCGAAAAACCCGACTTCGTATGTGTCTGCATCGCCTTCCGCATCAAAGCGCCGAAGCGTCTTATCGAGAGTGCCGGAACCGTACACCCTTGCGCTGCTCCTACCAACCCTCCCGACATCGACAAGCTTGCCCGTTGCGTGCTGGACGCTCTCACTGATGCGGGTGTGTGGTGTGATGATTCGCAGGTGTGCGAGCTGCATTGCAGTAAGTGCTACGTGCCTACCGCCGAAGAAGAGGGTGCAGCAATTACCGTCTTTCATTGCGAGGGCGGCGTAGTGGAGACTGAAGAGTGGAAGTGAGTTTGAAAAATGAAGAGATTTCTTAGGGAATTGCCGGGGGTGCTCGGTGCGCTGCTTGGCTGGCTTGCGCTGTGCGCTGCATCGCTGCTGTTTGTCCTTGCCGTCGTTGCTTTGGCTAAAGTCCTGTGGATGGTGGTTGCAATATGAGCCGGAGACGTGACCTAAGTATGCAGGCCATGCTTACGCAGATTGAGCTTATGTCGAAACCGCACGTTATTGTCGATTTGCATAATCCAGAGATTCACCGCATGGTGCAGGAATTCCGCCGACCTAAAGCGAAGTGGGAGCGGCCTTTGCAGCATAAGTGGTCGCAGCCGCACGACTTGCAGGACGTGCCAGACCGGTATTCGGAAGCGTGGAGTCCTATGGAGCTTTTCGACTGACCATGATTCGACGCCCCTAGCCCTTTGGGTTGGGGGTGTCTTGTTGTCTGTGGCTTCCGGTAAAATCGAAAACATAAGGCAATAAGCGTTATAACACCGATTGGAGGTAAAGGAATGGCGAAAAAGGGCGTTGTGCGTAACCCTACCGGCAAAGGCGGGTTCGGAGACCACCCGGAGAATGCTGCACACGGCAGGTGGAATAGCGCCGACTCGTACAGTTACAACGTTCAGAAGTATGGCCGTATGACCGATATCGAACTTCAGGAGATAATTTTGAAGTCCAAGTCGGGTGAGCTGACACAATTCCAAAAAGCCGCCTTGCAAACCGTGCTGGACATGAACCGCAAGGATGGATGGAAGAAGCTTGTCGATACCGTCGACAGGTGCGATGGGCGAGCCATGCAGCCGGTTGAAAACCATATCGACTACACTCCGCCGACCATTAATGTTAAGTTCGTTGGTGATGATGATGACTAAACGCGACTATTTCTTCATCCGCGATTATGTCGAAGACAGGTGTTCTGGTTTTGCTCAGGCTGACTGGCCTTACACTGGTGGCGCTCAGCATGCGGATACCATTAGCCTGCGCTTCGGCAGGTGTGTCGCTGACTATTGCAAAGCGCATTCCATCACGCTCACTAAATCACGATACGTTGACCCATTGACAGGGTATAGGACTGGTTTAATGCGCGTCGTACCCGAGTATCTACGTCCACTTGTAGATAGCCTGTGGTATGATTGGGCTAAGAAACATTCGGAATATTTCAGAGGGAGCGCCGTATGATTTGAGTTTGACTTGTGTCCGTGTATAATTGATTATTGGAATTCGTTCATAACAAAAAAGCGCGCACTATTCGGCTTGTCGTATGGTGCGCATTGGAGCGTTGCACGAGTGGCTTAAGTGGGCACCCTGCTAAGGTGCTAACCATTAATGGTTCAGGGGTTCGAATCCCTTACGTTCCGCGATACCCGGCGGTTATGACGGCTGGCGGGTATTGGCTGCTTGCGCGTTTCGGCTCCTTTCCTCGCAGGCAGTCGGTTTGGTGATAAAGCCGTCACGCTTCGGTGGTGATGGTTGGTAGCCCCTAGTCTTCGGACTGGGGGCTATTCTTGTACTATGGTTAATTTAAGCATTCCAGCTGCGTATGAGCCGCTATTATGGTGGACTCGGGCTAGTGTCCCGCCATACAGGTATTTTGTGTATGAGGGTGGTCGAAGCTCCGGCAAGACCACCACCATATGCCAGTCTCTCGTATTGCGTGGCGCTGTAACGCCGATCCGCGTCCTGTGCGCCAGAGAGTTCCAAAACTCCATCAGCGAGAGCGTTAAAAAGAGCCTTGAAGCAGCTATAAAGACGCTTGGCCTAGGCGGCTACACCATTACCAACGACAGTATCACGCACATCAATGGCACGTCCTTCATCTTCAAGGGCTTGCATATCGACGCGGAAACAACCGTCAAAGGTCTGGAAGGTATCGACGTGTGCTTTATTGACGAAGCCCAGTTCATCAGCAAGCATTCGCTTGACATCCTGCTGCCTACCATCCGTAAGGAAGGCAGTACGATCATCTTCGCGCTTAACCCTTTGACTCCCGCAGATGAGGTTATGACCCGTTTCGTGACCAAACCAAACCGCGAAGTAGAGTCGCGTACCGTGCATAGGCACGTGACCTACAGGACGCTGCTCAACGCCGGGCTGCTCCCGAACGAAGTACTGGAACAGGTCAAGGAAGCGAAGGACTCGCCAGACTTCGCGCACATCTGGGAGGGTGCGCCGATCGAGGATGTGGCGAACCGTATCATCTCATGGCAGCAGCTGGTAGGCGCTGAAACCATGGAACCCGCCGAGGGGGGTGTTGTATTAGGTATCGATGTGGCGCGACTCGGTTCCGACCGTACCGCCGTCGCAGTCAATCAGGGCGGCACGATAGTAGACTTGGTGAGCTGGCATCATACAAGGCTTACCGAATCGGCGGAGACTATACGGCAGCTTGCAGACAGGTGGAAACCTACCGCGATTAACGTCGATGATTGCGGCGTTGGCGGCGGTTTGACTGATATGCTTTTGCAAGCTGGTTTGCCTGTGCAGCCTGTCAATAGCGCGGCACGTGCCAAGGATAGCGTGAGGTACCCGAACATCAATAGCGAACTTTGGTTCGATTTTTCCGAAAAACTCCAGTCGGGGGCAATCCGTATCAACGCTGCATTACCGGACAAAAACGCATTGTATGATGAGCTGAGCACGCGAAGCTGGAAACTCAACACCAAGAACCAGCGGCAGGTGCAGCCGAAGGCTGAGTATAAACAGTCGAATAATGTTGGGTCGCCTGATTTGGCCGACTCCGTGCTTTTGTCAGCGTATGAGCCTGCGAAGTATACAAGCTGGATTGTCGATGTCGTGTGAGCGTAATTGATAATGATTATAAATAAGCGCTCAGTAGGTTTAGGTATCCGCATCTATAATTGATAATGATTATCAATAAGCCTAATGAAAGACGATAATGAGCAAACTCATGTACAAGCTGCGGAGCTTCTTCACCCGCCCCGACCCGCAGACTTTTGGTGGGGATTGGACGAGGATTAGCGGCAGCGGGGCGCAGGTGATTCCACCCTATGACGCTTACGCGCAGATTTTCCCCTACTCGAACGTTATCGCGTCGCGGTTCGCTACGATTATCCCATACGCCGTGGACAATCAGGGGAAGCGTATCAATCCGGCACCACAGGCGTTGCGTGCCCTCTACGCGCCTAATGACCAGTTCTCTTGCCTTGAGTTTCTGAAATTCATCGCCAATTCGATTCTTACCCAGTCGCATCTTGATATTCTCATTTGGACTAATCAGGGCGGGCACATCCAGCCGGGCGGCGAGGTCACGCCCGACAATATCGCCGGTTACACGTTTTTGCCGCAGGACAGTCGCCAGTGGGACAGTTCACACACGACTTGGACACACCGAGTAACAATGAATATCGGCGGCAGGTTGGAGACTCGCACCTTTACACGTGATGAGACAATCGCGCTCAGTTATTCGGCGCATCCGCTCGACCCGTCGCGTGGCATCAGCCCGGCGCAGACCATCCGCAAATGGGCGAACGTCGATGATATGATCGCGGATTACGAGCGCGGCTTTTTCGCCAACGGAGCTGTTCCCGCTGGCATGATGGGTATTGTCTCCGCAGATGCGACTGACTTCCAGCGCACTAAATCGCAGCTCGAAAACGCCTTCCAAGGAGCCGGGCGGAACAACGGCGTTGTCTACAACATGATTCCGGTAGACCCGATTACGGCCAAGCCGTCCGATACGGGAAAGCTGGTGTGGGTTCCCTTCCAGCAGGCCAACAATTCGCTTGATTTGGCGAGCCTGAACGATGTGGTTAACAACCGTCTCGCCAGTGCTCTTGCCGTGCCGGATATCGTGCGCGGTATCGACAATGGACAGACCTACGCAAACGCCGAGCAGGCCGAGCGTTCCTTCGTTGAAAACACTTTGAAACCGCTGTGTATGACGGTGTGGGATAAATGGCAGTTCGAGCTTGACCGCATCACCGGGGGGCTTGGATACGGCATCAATTTCACGCTCGATATTCCGGCGCAGACGGATGTGCGCAAGGTGCAGGCCGACATGCAGGCCGTACAGGTCGAAACGCTTATCAAGCTCATTAACGCGGGTGCCGCTGTTGAGTCAGCAGTGGAAGCACTGCACCTGCCCGAAGAGTACAAGTCTTTGGAGCTTAAGCCTGCCGCGCCGTCTCTTTTCGCGCGTCCCGCATCCCCGCGACTTCAGGCCGCGAAAGCTGAGCCGGATACGAAGCCTGTAAAACCCGAGGTGGGGGAGTCAACCGTAGCCAAGGCCGCAAAGCTGGTGCGTAAGTATTACCGTAACCTTATTGACATTAATCTGGCCGCGCATGACTTTGCCAAAACACCCGTGGATAGCGGCGAGATTCAGGCCGAGCTAGTCGACGGCCTTTTCGCCGTGTATGAGCCTGGAATAATCGCCTACGCCAACGCGACTGGCAAGACTATTATTCAGGCCATGCAGGAGCTTGCTGCAACCAATCCGGCAATTGCGGAGATACTGGACGCTTACACGCCCGCGCAGCTTGCCGAGCTGGTCGAATGGGGTACGCTGCCGGTCACATTCGAGCAAGCCTACCGCAGGCAGCTGACAAAGACAGTAGCCGCCGTGACCGATACCGCCAATAAAGGCATTGCGGAAATCATCGCGCAAGGCATCAAAGACAAGCTAGACTACAAACAGCTTGTTAAACAGCTGCATGGCCTGCTTGACAATGACCGCGCCGAGCTGCTGGCGGCAAACGAACTGCGTAACGCCGAACGCTTGGGCAACCTGTACAGCGCGAAGAACCTCAGCGAGAAAACCGGGGTCACGTTGAAGAAGGTATGGCATACCAGCGGACTCGATTCAGGAAGCGAACACAAGCCCTGCCCATTCTGCGAGCATATGGACGGCAAGGTGGTCGGGTTGAGCGAGACTTTTTTTGCTGAGGGTGATTCTATCGACATCGACGGCGAGACATACACTAACGACTATTCTTCGATGGTCACGGCTGCGGCTCACCCGCGCTGCCGCTGCACCCAGACATACGAGGTGGCCTGAATGGATATAAAATGCAAAAAGTGCGGGAGGTTTCTGGGGTCTACCGAGCATAGCTTGCAAGTCATGCTCAAGTGTCCCAACTGCCGCGCGTATATGCTCTACCGTATTGTTTTCTTGAGTCAGACAGGAATACACGAATGAAAGCAAGACAAGCAACGTTTAACGATTATGACGGATTCGTAGAAAAATTCAAGCCGAAGAAGACCACGGATGACTGCTATACACCCCCAGCAGTGTATGAGACGGTAAAGGACTGGGCATGCCGTGAGTATGGCATCGACCCCAGCAAGGTGGTGCGTCCATTCTATCCGGGCGGCGACTACGAGAGTTTCGACTATTCGGACGGCAAGGTGGTGGTGGATAATCCGCCGTTCTCGATTCTATCGAAGATATGCGCGTTCTACCGTGACAACCATATTCCTTTCTTCCTGTTCGCACCGTATCTCACGATCTTCTCCAGCACGTCACGCAACGGAGCGCGCATGATCGTCACGGATTCGACCATCGAATACGCGAACGGCGCGCAGGTCAAAACCAGCTTCGTGACGAGTTTCGGCGATGATCTGATCCGCACAGCGCCGGATCTGGCCAACGCGATAGACGAGACCGTGAAGCGCGTCAGGAAAGAGCAGCGCAGGCATCCGCCGAAATACTCGTATCCGCGTGACCTGCTTACCGTGAGCAGGCTCGGGAAGATTGGCAAGCAGGTCGAGTTCCGTGTCAAGGCTTCGGATGTGGCGTTTACACGGGCGCTTGATTCGCAGAAGGCCGTGAAGAAGGCCATCTTCGGCGGCGGCTATCTGATGAGCGGAGCTGAAGGCCGCGGAACTGAAGGCCGCGGAACTGAAGGCCGCGGAACTGAAGGCCGCGGAGGATGTGACCGTATGGCCTCTCAACGACCGGGAAAAAATCATAGTCAGTTCATTGGGGCACCTTAATAAGAATGATTCCCATTAAGGTGCTAGAATAGTCCGTAGAGCAATAAAGCCCTAGAAGGACGCTCAAAACAACACGTAAGGAAGAATGAATGAAACAGACCATCGTATGCGACGCGGGAACCGCAAGCAGCGACGGCAAGATGTTGACATTCCTCGCCAACAGCGGCACACGCATGACCAACGGCTACACGGTAGATTTGCAGTCCTTGCAGGCTCCGGTAAACGGCGGACTGCTCAAGCCAGTAACCGAGCTGGCCGACTCCGACAAGCTCACTCTACCGCTGCTGCTAGACCACATGCCGAGCATCACGGCGCAGGCCGGAATCATCGAAAAACTTTGGATCACCGATGAAGGTCTAATGGCACGCGCCCGACTCAGCAGCAACGGTCTTGGCGAAGACGTGCGACAGCTCGCAAGCGAAGGAATGCTAACGAATTCCTTCAGCATCACTATCGACTTCGACAATGAGCCAGACGAAAACGGGGTAATCCGTGACGCCGAACTCGTAGAAATCAGTGTAGTCTACCGTGGCGCAGACAGTAAAGCAGTATTCCGCAGTCTCAACAACCGGGAAGGGAAAACAATGAAAATCAAGAACAATCTCACCAAGGATGAAGCGCAGGCGCTTATCGATGAGCTGACCGACGCCATCCACGATTTGACGGAGAAAACCGACGACGACATGCCGCCTGAGGAACCGGCGCAGTCGAACGAAGCGGAAAACAGCAAGGAAGGTGACGCTACCGTGTCCAATGGTCGCACTAACATCATCATCAACAGCGCCGGAGCAGCACGCCAGTCCCTCGCCAAAACCAGCGACCCGCTGGACGAATGGCTGAAGAGCGAAGACGCCACCAAGGCATACGAGCAGGCACTGTGGAAGGCCGACAATCAGGGCGTTAACGGCTTCAAGGCCGCTTGGCGTGAAGAGCTTGCACGCCACGCCTACGTCAACAATTCCAGTATCGATGCTGATTCAGTGACCAAGCTTGTTCCGACCTCGGTCATTACCGAGATTGAAGACGCGCTCAACAAGGCTTCCGAGCTGTGGCCGCTGTACCGCAAGCTGGACGTGGACAGCTTCACGGTCGGCGCTCAGCTGGCCGGTCTGACCGATGATACCCGCGCCCACGGCTACAAGGTTGCCGACTACGGCACCAGCAAGAAGACTCAGAAGTTCAATCTGGTTGAACGTAAGCTCGCCGCTGATTTTGTCGTGAAGTACGCCGTGCTGAACAAGGGCGACATCCGTCGCACCGACAAGCCGGGCGCGTTGGTCAAGTACCTGCTGAGCGAGATGCCGAACTACATTTTGCACGCCATCGACCGCCAGATTATTCTGGGCGGATACACCGACATGGACTTCTTCCGCTCGGTGCAGACCGACGCGAAGGACAGTTCGAGTGATTTCGCCGGTAAGAACTTCGCGCTCTCCGCCACCGAAGGCGACCGAGCAAACCTCGTGCTGGACGTGGTGGGACTCGCGTCCAAGATTACCGCCACCGGCACCAAGGTGCTCGTCATGAGTCCAGAAACCAAGGTAGACGTTATCACCGCCGCGGACGGTATCGGCCGACCGCTGGTCGGCTACGGCAATGATAGTCTTGCCGCCTACTTGGGTGTCGATAAGGTCATTACCCCGGATTGGTGGACTGACACGGATGACGCGAAGACCCGCGCCGTCGTGATCGTGCCGGAAGCCTATGGCGTGGTGGGCGATACGTCTATCAGCGCGTTCACCAACTTTGCGCTCAAGACCAATGAGCAGGAGTATCTGAGTGAGATTTTCGCGGGTGGTGCCCTGACCAAGGTCAAGAGCGCAGGCGTGCTCAATCCGAAGACCGCGTGACACGCCCGGTAGCCGCCGAGCCTGACTAGACTAGGGTGGTGGGCAAGCGTCCGCCACCCTAACGCATAATGAAACACACTCACACTAAGGATTAACAATCATGACAACCACTTACATGCGCCTGACCGACACCGACAAGCCCGAGTCGCAGACCGCAATCACAGCAAGTTTCGTAGATGAGAACGGCAAACACATCGGCGGCGGCGGAACTACCGAGATTCACACCGATGATACACTTGCCGGAACCGGCACCACGGACAATCCATTGAAGCTATCCGACACGGCCAACAGCAAGATTGCAAAAGCAGGGACAGTCACGGAAGACAACCTGTTTAGAAGCACTAATGTACAAATTCCTAATGCTAGTGCTGATAAGAAATGCAGAATCGTAAAAGACGGCTCTGGGTATCTCTGTGCGATTGCATTGTCAACCTCTGGCGTAGGCGCTTATCATGAAGATAGCTTGGATGTCGATGTTTTGGCTTGCATACCGGCTAGTTCGGTCGCTCGTGGCACTGTTTCGATTGGAGAAAATATTAGCGTCGATTCCAACGCGAAAATCTCTGTACCGGCCATCACGGCAATCAAAAACATCAGCACGTTGGAGGAAAGTGCGACGCTAACGGAAGTGGTCGCCAAAGTCAACGAGATTTTGAATGCCGTCAAAAACACTGTAGCCACAGTGTCAGATGAGCCAATCACCGACCCCGGTCTTGGTGAACCGTCAATCATGGATAGTGAGTGACACAGTAAAAAGGTAAAATAGTAGGGACACTCGTAATGAGTGCCCCTATTTTTTTGGAGAGAACACATGAGCTTTATACCAATCGAAAACATCGGCGGCGAACTGGCACTGAAGTGGCTCCCGACAGTACTGCCAGTCGTGAGCAGCATCCTATGCGGTGCGATGGTCGTGGAAAAGACAGGTGACGGCGAAGGAATCGTACAGGCGGATGGCGTGACCGTCGAACTTGGCGCATGGTATTCGGTGGTGCATTCGGTCAAGCATGGCGGGGAAGAAGTGGCCTACACGTTCGCGCCGAATAACGGCGATATTGACTATGTGACAGGACTGATCGAAACCCCCTACGGCCACACGCTAACACTTGCCGCAAAGCTCGAACCCGGCACAGTCCTGACAATCCAAGGCACCTGCGGGTTTAAGACCATCCCCGAAAGCCTGCAAGCATTGCTCGCAAGCATGATACGCAACCTGGAAGACTCCAGTACCGGAGCCGACCGAATCACCAGCAAAAGCATAGAA